CGTGCGTCTGCACCAGCTCATTCTGAGAATAGCCCTAATCATCATGCTAAACATATGACGCCTGTTGCTGGTTCTTCTGGTAAAGCTTCTGCTGCGCCCAAGATGACTATTCAGGACGCCGCTAATGCTGTAAATAGGAAGAGCAACGCTGTTATCAGCTCAAGTGTTAATGCTAATTCTGCTCGTAGTATTGAAAGTATGCAAGCTTCATATGATGCCCAGCATCGTATGCCTGGACCTCGTCGTAGAAGGTAAAAATAATGGCCGTTAATGCTAATACTCAAGTATACGATCGAACGCTAGATAGAGCGGCAATGATCCGTCTCTATGAACGCCGCGTCAATGGTAAAGTAGAGTTAATCATTGACGGACATGCAGTTCGTGTCGATAAGCTTGTGCGTGATGCTGAGAAGTCTTTAAAAGGCTTCGAGCGATTAAGAGAAGCAATCGATCAAGATATCCGAAGAACGTTTAAAGATACTTACAATGTAACTAAACGTTCTTTAGGAGATCTTGCTACAGATCAGTCTTCTTATACATATCAGACTATTGATAATACTTATGGTAAGATTTGGCAAACTGAACGACCCACTCAAAAGATATCTGAAGACGTCTTATTAAAGCGTCCTCTTTACAAGGACCAAACTTTAGAGGAAGGATGGGGTCATATTGGTCTACAAGAAAGAAAACGTCTGGAATCGATTATAAGGAAAGGCATTGCTGATGGTTCTTCTGTAAATGAAATTGCTGACAATATAAGAAAGCAAAGTGCAATTCACATTACCAAGTATCAGTCACGTGCCTTAGTTGTAACGGCTATTACAAGTGTGCAAACACAGGTGGATCATGAAATCTACATGGCTAATGAGAAAGCCATCGATGGTTGGCAGTATGTTGCCGTGCTTGACGCTAGAACAACAGCTCTCTGTGCTCATAGGGATGGTACAATTTATCCTGTGGCTGACACTTCTCATTTACCACCCGCCCATTTCAATTGTAGATCTACTACTGTTCCTGTTTTCAAGTCTTGGAATGATATGGCTGAATTGGAAGGTGTTAGTCAGGTTCGTAGAAGGAACATTGAAGGTCTTACGAAAAAGCAAATAGCTTTTTATGATGGTCAAACGCCACTTAGAGAATCATACAATGAGTGGTTAGGAAGACAGACAACTGATGTTCAATTACGTCATTTAGGTGACTATCAGAAAGTTGAGATGTTTAGAACAGGTCAGTTGAAGTTAGATCAATTCACTAATCCTGAAGGTAATACTATTGGAATTAAAGAGCTTCGTGCTTTAACTGATTCTGGATATACATTACCTAACGACACTAAACGTTTTGCATTAGCAAAAGAAAAGTTAGATGCAATGCAGTTATGGGCAACGACTCCTGATGACTTCATTAATGATGCTAAATTAAGGCAGACACTTAAAGATTACTACTTACTACAGTCAAGTGAATTAGATGGTACGTTATCATTGACCAATTATCGTGGTACATTGATTGGAGTTAAGAAAGCTGTTAAGAATCGTGTCTTGTCAGCACCTCCACGTGAAGATCAGATGATCTTTAATCCTATCACACGGCGCTATGAAGATGTTAGGTTATATCAACCCAATCCGAGCGTATTAACGAACAACATTCGTTTAATAAATGAGAGTGACAAACTTCTTCCTAAAGATAAAGAATTTATAACTAAGTTGCTCGATGATTTGGGTGACAAGATGGGTATGAACGAACGTGCTGCAATTGCAGATAATCTTCGTATCATTTTTGGTAGGTACCGCGAAAATAAAGAAATCTGGACGAATTTCAAAGCTGTTGCTCAAGGACAAATAAAGTTCGACGTGATGAACGTATCCGATGCTATTGAAACTCAGATACGTAAAGATTCTGATGTGCTTAAGAAATTACTACAAGAGGCATATATCGACCCTGTTCTTGGACCAACTGAATTACAAAAGATTCATGATAATTTCTTTGATAACATTTTGGCTAGAAATACCTGGGAAGATAAGGTTGCTCCTAAAATTGCACGAGAACTTCGAAATGTATTTGATTATAAGATTCCCTTTATAATTCGTAATCGCTTATCTGAAGAAGATCTACAGCAATTCTATCTTAAGTTCGCACATAGGTTAAGTCTCGCAGACACGCCCGATAGAGATAATTTTGCTGTCTCTTTAGGTCGTGATCTTTATAATCTAGCTAATATGAACGGTAGACGAAATGAATGGTATGAATTAGGGATGAAGATTCTCGACGCAAAGAACGTTAAGAAGTTCTTTGAAATCGAGACCTTTGGCGTGCAAAAACGTCGAATGAAAAGTCGTATGAGTGGCAAATACTTCGGTCCTTACTACGACACCAATTCATACAATATTAGAATTACAGACGCTAGGATTAATGAGTATGCGTATCTTAACCGTGCAATTGACCTTGGCTTGCGTGTGCCTGCTGTGGATGGTAAAAATAAACTTATCATTAGAGAGGGTTTTAAAACCTATTTCATAGATCGTGGTAAATTAGGCTTAGAAGATTCACGTATTCCAATTACATCTACTACGAGCTTTAGCGATTTTCCTGAGGAATTTATTGATAAGGATTTCGTCAATGCGATGAATTGGGCGTCAGCATCTAAGTATAAGATCGATGAAGACTATTATGATTTCGTAAAGAAATTATTGTACTTTGAAGATGATAAGGGTAAGGCTAAGCATTACGACGAATTAAACGAGTATCGTAAATATATTGCTTCTCGTGGTGACACATACGAACGTTTCAAAGCAATGGAATGGTTACGTGGAAGCAATAAGTCATTTACCAACCAGCAATTTATCGATCATCGCGCGCGTATCTATGAACGTGGTTTAATAGGTCCACAAGCTGGTGAAACATTTAGACCTTTCTTAAACACAGCGGAAAGTAAGAACTTTAGTGAGTTAGATTTTCTCAACTTCCAAGACCAGATCGGTTCATTCTTAGGAGGTCTTAATGATAGATTTGAGGGAAGATATAATTCGCTGTCTTTCTCTGGACGACAAAAGATCGCGGAAAAATGGCGAGGAGAGTTGGTTCGTATTGGTAATCATATGCTGCGCGCCAAGCCTGGCGATATTAGGAGTATACTTGATTCTGAAATTGTTGGACTAGTAGATGGTGAGGATATAGGCAAGTTCTATAGACTTGCAATTGAATACGCCAAGATTGACAGTTTCTTAGGAAGCAACTATACTAAATCTTCTTTAGCTAAATTAGTTAACTACAAGACTTCTCTTGCAATGGAACAAGATGCATCATCCTCTGGTGCACAGATCATTGCATTAACTACACGCAACAAGCAGCTAGCTGAACTAAGTAATGTTATTCCTACGAATTACAAGAAACGTCTCTATGACGAAATCGCAGCCGCTACTTACAATGATCCTGAATTCAGAAAGCTAAATAAACATTTAGGTTTAACTGAGAAGGATCTTCGAAAGGCCGCTAAAGCACAGAACATGGTTACATTCTATGGTGCAGGTGAAAGGACTGGCGCATTGAATGTAGAAGGCAAACTCTCTAAAGTATTAGAGAAAGAAACAAATGTTCTGGTAGTTAAAGCGTCTGAACGGGATGCTGTTTTAAATGAGATATCTGCAAGGATGGCTAGATATGAGAAATGGGATCCTGAAACGTATGCTGAACTAAAAGGATTACGAGAAAATGTTAAGGACATTTTTAACAAAGGTTTGGACCCAGGTGAAGACATACTGGAACAACTTTACTTCCTGGATTCTAAGACTATGGACTTCGTTGAAAAATTATCTTCAACGTATGACAAAGTTGTTACGCCAGAAGATTTCAAGAAAATAGCAGCTATCATGAGTGAACATCTTAGAGAGAAGACACCAATCCTCAAAGATTTCACTAAGTTCTTTGGTAGACTTGCTGAAGAATATCTTGCCAATGCTAAACCTTCTAAGAGCGATTTTGATTGGAAAACAATCACTAAGATCACATTACGAGGAAGCAAAGAGAAAGGTTATATTCTTCCTGATTATGTTAGTGAGTTATTGGGTTTAAAAGCTGGTGAACCTATAACTGAAAAAGCACTTAAACGATTTGGTTTCTGGAAACCTAATGGTACTCTAAGTGAGATCATCTATGGTGTTAAAAGTCCAGAAGCACGTAGAACAGGTGCTAAATACTTTAAAGTTGAAATAGCGCAAGTTAAAAATCTCTATGAATTTGAATTATTTTATGCTAACAAGTTGCCTAAGAGTTGGACTAATGTTCCGTGGGTAAACTTCGACAAAAAAGTCTTAGAACAGAACTTCACACAAACATTCGAAGAAAGATTAAATTATCGCGACGCCGAAGGTAATTGGGTATCTAATATCTTACAGGTGCCTCAGAAGACTGATGCTACTTGGTGGGAGCAAGTTATTAATAAAGATGGTAAGATTAATGATATTGCAGATACTACAAAAGCTAGAACAGCGTATGCGGTTAATGGAAACCACTCTAATGATGCAACCTTAGTAAAGAATTTTCATCTATGGGGACGTGACAACGATATTCCAACTTCAACTATTCACGATGCCTTTTTCACTAATATTACTGATATGCTTGCTGGAAGAACAGCGTTAAGAAGTATCTACGCTAAAGCTTTAAAGACGAACGTCATTAAAGAAGTTTTAGATGAAATGCTAGCTAGAGGTCTTCCAAAAGAAGTCTATAATAGATACATGAAAGAGGCAATTGATATTGGTTTAATACCGATAAAAGGTGTTTCTAAGATTGGCGACAAGGTATTAACAGAAGCTGATATTCTTAAGGAAGAAGATCTTCTGAAAGATATCTCTAATGATTTTCAGAATGATTACGGATGGTACGGAGTGGGTTAGTTTATCCCGTTAAATTAACCCACGTATGAAATGAACTTTCATATATGGTTTATTCACCAAGTAAAGATTGTATCTTTGCTTTAACGAGTTGTACTCAAAGGTATATTATGGCCGCGAACATTGATCCGAATACTGGTAAACCAGTTGAAATTATCCTCACCCCTAATCCAGATGAAGGAAAGGCTGTTGATAAAGATAAAGAGCTTGTTGAAAAGTTAGTCAACGATCGGCTTGAAGAAAGTCTTAAGCCTATTAAGGAAAAGCTCGATAAGGCCTTTTCGGCACGAGATAAAGCTCTGGAGAAGGTTAAGGAATTTGAGGAAAAGGAAAAAGCTGCGAATCTTAAACGCTTAGAAGAGGAAGGAAGATACAAAGAAGCTGCTGATTTACAATTAGCCGAAGAACGTGCTAAGAGTAAGGTTCTGGAACAGAGAAACGTAGAACTTACTCGAGATAATGAAGTACGCCAGTTACTGTCCGCACTTGATCTCAAAAATGAGAACGCCACTGAGATGGCGCGTCGTGAGATTGTGGATCAGTTGATCAGAAATGATCAGGGTACCTGGGTACATCGTTCTGGGATTTCCGTAAAGGAATTCGTAAAGGCTTTTGCAGTAGATGATGATCATTCTTTCTTATTCAAGGTAAAAGCTTCGAGTGGATCTGGTGGTAGTGGTCCTTCTGGCAAACCCGATATTTCAGATGGCAACAAGTCTCTATTTTCGAGACCGCAATCTGAAGTCTTAAAATTAGCTGCTGAGGGCAAATTGCCCAAACGCAAATAACTAAAGGAAAATTTACATGACCGTTATTTCTGATCTCTCTGGCGCATCTGCCTTTGTGTTGCAGGAAGCTCTTGCTGCGTATGCTGATGAAGCTTATACGAATGCCAAGAAACTTTCGAGCACAGGCATCGTTGGCACAAACCCGCAGATTAACACACAGACGGAAACGTTTGTGGGTCAGATGCGGTGGTTCAAGCCTTTAAATCCGACAATCAACGTTGCATCGTTGACAGACGCTGCTGATGGTACTAAGACGTCGTATTCGTCTGACTTCCTGCGTTACATCAAGACAATGCGTACACATGGCGCTGAAAAGGTTAACTTACAGGAAATCGTGACGCAGCAGGATGGTCTGGCAAAGGTCTCGCGCGACTTTGCTGAAACTCATTCGGGCGACGAGCATAATGCGATCCTGTCGGTCCTCAAGGGCGTCGCGATCGCTGAAGCTCTTAATGGTGCTGCGTCGGCGGGCGGCGGCACTGGCCTCGGTGGACAGACCTTCGATAACGATCCGACTGATAAGAAGTATGGCTTCTATGTTGATCTCGGTTCGGCTAAGCCGGTTATCGATGCGACTGCTGCCATCCAGGGTGCTTCCCGCGCTGAAGGTTTCTTGAATGCCGTGGGTATGGCGTACAAGGACTATGAGCCGGAGTACTTCTATCTTGTCACATCTCCTGCTGTAATGGCGTCTTTCCGTTCTGCTAACCTCGTTGATGAGACGGGCGTCGTGGATGGCAATATCAACTTCCAGACAATCTTCCAGGGTAAGTTCCGTCTTATCCAGACTCGTGCTGCTCAGAGTTTCTCTAGCGCCGAATTAACGAAGATCAATACTGGCGCAGGTGTTGATATTGTTGGTACTAAGACGAGCTTCATCGTTCTTCCGGGTGCGATTGCGATGGAACATTTGTCTGTTCCGGAGTCTGTTGAGATTACCCGTAATGGTAATGCTTATAAGGGCGGTGGTGTTACTAGCATTTGGCAT